CTTTGAATACTTCTTAAGCTTATTAAACGAATTAATGTTCTTAAGGCCGTGAGAAGCTTGGTATAAAGGCTCAACGTACCTCTGACCTGTGCCATACATTCTTGAGATTGCTCTGATCATAGCTTTCTCTAAAGAAAGATCAGCAAACGCAATTTGTATATTATATCCTTTTGCTTTAAATCTCTTTACGATGTCACTTATCTTATCATAGTTTTTCATCGTACCATCATAGAGCAAATTCTTTGATTGTTTTCTGGCAAGAATAACAGCCCTTTTAATTATCCTATCAGCTTCCTTTTGATATGTTGAAGATCGCCAACCTAAAGTCTGAAATCCATCATGCTTTGCAAGCTTAAGTTTTATTACGTCACTATCAATGTGAATGTATTTCATTTTCCATTTAGGAAATGCTATATCTAACATCGAGGACTTCCCGCTGCCCGGGTAGCCTCCTGTAAATAATGCTTGTGGTTTTTTAGAAGACTTGACAGAGTTCACAAGATCATTAATGAATTGCTTATGCAATTGTTTTCTTGTTCTTGTAACTGCTTTAGGAATGTTTTTACCAAAATAAGTATCTATCGTTGCAGGTGCTTCTGATTGCAATGTTCTATTTTCTAATATGTCTGTATATATTTGAGCCTTAGTTTTGCCACGAAGTTTTAACATGGCTTTTGCTTCTTTTGAATTCAACTGAATAGCATTATTATATGCATTAACTCCTATTTTTGGAGGCCTGTAAATATCTATTGCTAATTTATCTGTTTTTCTTAATGCTTTTAATATTTTAGCTTCATCAATAACAACAGATTTTGGAACTGTTAAACGAGCAGTAGAAGGAGCAATATCTTTTCCTGCCCATCTTGAACGTCCCCATATTTCTGCAACAGATCTTTTCTTAATGTTCTTTCCACCTTCTCTTAAAATAGATTTTCCTATTGCAGCATCAGCTTTCTTACCCCACAATTGACCTTTCTGTTTCATACTTTTCTGTGCTGGGATCCACGCACATCTACAATTAGGATGTCGTGGTAATAAATCTCTTGCTTCATCTAAAGGAATCACAACGCCTTCTAATTCACCACATAATGCACATACTCTTTCATCGCCAGCAGTTGACCATTCCGCCATAAGACCAACTTCTTTTTCTCCCAACTTTTCAAAAGCATCCAATTGTCCTTCAGCATGGGCTCTAATGATTTCTGTTCTTGCAATTACATTAGCACGTGCCTTTGTCATCTGAGAAACATTTAGTCTTAATGCTCTTGCTATTTTACGAGGACCATATCCTTGTGATAAACCCGAAGCAAGTATTCGGGACATCTGTTGTCCCATTGCATCAGTCACGCCTTTCAATTCCGTAAAAGATCGAGTAGCTAATAATTCTATTTTACGCAGATTCTCTGGTTGATTGAAAGCAGTTCTTAGAAACTCAGCTTGACCCCCTTGGAATAAGGAAGGCTCACTGGCCAACGTGCCAGCCCTCAGATCTGTATAGGCTCGTAAGCTTCCTTTACGATAGGATGATTCGATATATTTAGCAGTCCACGGCTTATTTGAAACTCCTCCTATTGGTGTTAAAATCCCTGCATTGACTTGTTGTTCCAGCCATTTTCTATAAGCAGTAACTTTTCCTGCATCGGTATTAAATCTCCATGCTTGTCTTGCTACCTGTTGATTAAAAGATATTAAAGGATTCTCAATTAAACCAAAAGCATCATCATCAACCACCAACTCTTGTATTGCTTTTGATAATGATTTGAATCTTCTCTTCATATCAGCAATAAATTGCCGCTGAAGCAAACCTGTTCTTGTCGGATCTTTTCTTAATTGATTAGCCATTCCAGATTTCTTTTTCACTCCTATTTGCAAACTCTAATAATGTATTACCTAAAATACGAGCCTCCTCTGCTGTTAAAGGTAATAGTAATTTATGTCTATGTTTAAATTCTCTTATCTTTATCCAAATACCAATCTTACCCATGTAAGCAACGTGAACTTTTAAATGAGTGCATACATTAGGACTTCCCTTTCTGAATATCAATCTATCCTTTGTTTTCTTAATTGATTGATTAGCCATTATCCCGTTCTGCCTGTACCCTTTCCTCTGCCGCCACCTTTACCGCCACCAGGACCACCTTTAGAACATCCACCTTTATTTGTGTTACGACCACCACCAGTTCCTTTACCAGCACCTTTTTTAGCTCCATATGCCATTTTATTTTCCTTTAATTAAAAAATTGATTAACCATGTAACATTCTTTCCGAAACCCTTTTAGCAGTCAAGCTATCTTTATTCTTTATCAGTTCTTCTACACAAAAATCCATTGTAACTTTATCTGCAAAAGTCTCATAATATATTTTTACAGAATCATCGCAAGGTATATCTATGACGATTCTGCGAATGGCCAAGTCTTTAGGAATAATACCTGCATCTTGTAAACGTCCTCCTATATCACGTACTATCAGTACATCTGCCATTATTTATTCTTCTCCTTTTTAACTACCACTTTTTCTTCCGGCTCTTCTGGTTCTTCTTCTAATCCTAAAAATCCATTCGCTGCTTTCTCAATTGCTTCTGCTTCTTCGATAGTCAACTTTAATATAATAGTAAGAAATTCCATCGGAGGTATCAAAGCATCGACACCACCCTGCACATACTTGCTTAATGCTTCTGTCGTGCTCTTGGCAACTTCTGCTTTATCTTGATCTGTAGGAGCATTCAAATCAGGCCAATCTATTATATAACCATCTTTAATCTCAGGTAATACTCCAAATGCTATCATCCTATTTACAAACGGTCTAACTATATAAGGAGAAGCATAATTTTCTTGTCGTTGTGATACCCTCTTATTCCATGTTTCTATATCTTGTGTTGAAGCAAGCTTTGCTTCTTCAGTTCCTAAAAAGATTCTATAAGGTATTCCTAAACTAACTGCAATCGCCCGCATGTTCATTTCAATATGCTCTTTCGGGCTTGCTACCTGCGGTGATAAAGACTTAACTTGGATACCTTCAGTTGCAAGGTATCGTTGCATGCCATTCATATAACTTTCAACTTGATCTTTTAATTTGTCAGTATCTAAAGCAATGTCACCGGGCTCTGGTTGTGTCTCGAAAGACAAACCGGGAAAGCCACCTTTCCAGAACATCTCACCTGAACCACCAAAGATTTTTCTTAGATCGAGTAAATTATTATAAACAGGTTCCATCCTTGGTGTTCCCAACACTTCACTCGATTCTCGACCATCAGCTATATGAATGGCTCTTGTCCAATGAATGATTTGTTTTGTAGAACTACTGGCAGTTCCGACTCCTTCCATTTCTATTGAATATAAAGTAGGAAGCCCGTACCTCGGACTGGTTATGTTTGCTTCTTTTTCTTTAATTTCAATAACAGCTTGATCAAATGCTTTTAGATATAACAATTCATAATCATTCTTACCAGTAGATTCACCTGTGCTTAGATCAATACCAACAACGGGTTCATTTAAAGGCTGACCATCATTAATTCCTAACAACAGTATACCATATTGACCTATACCGCTTAAAGAATCTACTCTTTGTAGATAATGACTAACATTCGAATCTTTTTGCAGGTCTTTCCATATCTTATCAAATTCAGAATCTTCTGCTTCTTCTCCTTCATATACAGTAGGAGGCATAGACCATGTTTCTTCAGGGAGTATTTTCACAATCCGCTTTGCTACTCCTAACCTCTTATACATTAATTTATAATCATCAGTTGATATTGTATCAGGGTACCCACACTCAAGATTAATATCTTTACCGGGATTGAGAAGTTTATTCAACATGTTACTCCGAAGCAAATTTGCATTAGCCGTAAGCATATCAACTGCTGCTTTGCGTCTTTGCTGCATAGCATTTATTATGACTTTGCTTGTTGTGCTCTTATTCACTGTTTTCTTTTTCTTTGCCATCGTTTATTCCTTTAATCTTTTTCTTCATCCATTTTAACCAGTTTCCAACATAAGGACCTGATGATTTATATTTCTTTCTGAGTTTCTTTAAACCCATAATACCAACCTTTTACCATAATGCACCTGCTCGTTTGACTGCTTTAGTTAATTGATTGAATGCACCACTTGACGCATCTACTTGATCTTTAAATTTAGAATAAGGAAAGAAACTCATCTCACTTAAATATTCTACATTCCAATCTGCTCTTTTAATATACATATTTCCCATGTTGACTTGTACTGATAATGGATCTGCTCTTAACTCTTTAGAACTATCAGCACCTGAAGGTTTATCTACTCTTACACGCCAACCTGCTAAGTTCTTAACAGTACCCTCTGCTGATTCTTTACCACCACTACCGGGTTCTTGTTCTACTCCAACTAATACAGCACGACCATCCATTATAGCAGTTCTCTTGATTAGGGATTCCCTTGCTGATGAATCCCATCTGCCACGAATGACATCTAATATCCAAAATTGTTTCTTTAAATCTTCACCCATCAATAAGCCTACTGTAAAGGCTCCTTTACCACCAGCGGTGCCCGCTTTATCCCAGAAACGTATTCTCTGTTTCCATTTCGTTGGCATCGCCTCTTCTATTTTAATCTTCAGAGTTTTGAACATGCCACCACCTAAAGGAACCGGCCATTGTAAAAACTGTCCTGCATAGGCATATTCACCCTTGGCTTGATTTTCAAATAATACCTCCCTGCTTAGACGTATAGGATCCATTAAATCATTAACATAGTGTTTAGATAGATTTTTTGGGTTGATCTTATCGGTCAATTCCGCAGGGAGGCATATGTGTTTAATCTTTAAATCTCCACCGTCCATTCTCTGAACAGTTTTTGCTTGCTCTATTAAATTTGCAGTACAATCATCTTGATGTAATCGCTGCATTATTAATATCGTAGGGACAACTCTTTTATCTACTTTACGAGTAGGAAGTGTTTCAGCCATCCATCTGTTAGCTGTTTTTAATTCTGCTTCTGATATTGCTTTTTCAGGATCAAGCGGATCATCTATTATTAAAAAATGTCCATGCATACCTACAACAGAACCACCAACACCGACTGAGTATCTACTTCCTCTATAATTATTCATGAAATAACTTTTAGTGTTCTGATCTTTTCTAAGTTTAATCCTTGGGAAAACACTTCTATACAAATCACTTTCGATCAAGTCTCTACATTTTAAAGATAAGTCCATTGCAAGTTTATCAGTGTGACTACCTCCTATTATTCTTGCTGAGGGCATGCGAGTCCATATCCATGCAGGAAACATTATAGAACATGTAAGTGATTTTGTACTACCTGGTGAGATGTTTATTATTAAATCATACTTCTTAGGTTCATTCCTGAATACTCTTTCTGCTACTATTTGTAGTTCATCGCATAAGTATTTAATGTGCCAGTTCCATACTGGTTTTTCTGGTACTATAACATTCCAGAATTCTTTTACAAATTCATAAAAGTCTTCTTTAATTATACTTCTCAACACTTCATTCTCATCGAACTTTAAACTGTTGAGTTCTTTTCTTTTTTGCTTCGTAAGCATTTTAACAATTCCTTTCTAACATCCAATGGTAGTTTTAATCCGTCTACACTCACAATGTTCTGATCAACTTCTCCTGATAAGTTCATATCTACTTCTACTTTTTCATTATAACCTCTGTCCCTGTTATATGTTTTATTTGCAAAGATAGTTGCTGAAGTATCACCACCTGCTATTAATTTACACAGGTGATCTTCAAAGAAGTTCTTTTTATGCCAATTGATTTCTTCTATTAAGGATAGGAATATAGGATCTTTTTTCCATTTTTCGAATGTGGCTTTGCTTAAATTAACTTTTCGTAGTGCTTGTGAGATTGAGAAGTTTGTAGAAGTCCATGCATAAATGAATAAATGTTGCCTTACTGTTTTACCTCTGTTTGCTAATATTGCCTCGATTTTTTCAAGACCACTTTTCTTCTTATCAAGTTTATTGATTTGTCTCCATGTTTTCCGCAACGTATAAGGAAGCCTTTCATAAACATAATCGCGGAAGTTGTATGCTGTTCCATTTGTTCCTTTGCATTCTTTTCTTCCTTGAGATAATGCTAACTTGAATTGCTTTTTCTTCTTCTCCCACAGTCTAAAAGTTGCAAGTGAAATACCCATGACTTTTGACATTTGCACTTCGGTCATTCCGCTTTTGGATAAGTTATAACTTTCGATTATGAACTTGTCTTGCCATACTGATCTTCCCATGTTGTTCCTTTCAAGATGTTATCTATTATCGTAGTAAAATTAGGAAATACAAGACTAATAGAATAGACTATTTAAAAATGAAGGATAATATGTAATAAATCATAATATTTTTTCATTCAAAACCTTTAGTATCAGGCTGGAAACAGGGATTATTAGGAAAAACAAAGAAATCTTTAAAAAATAAGGATTTTATGCTTGAAATAGTATGCTTATAGTAGTAGTATATTAGTAGAAGTTGTGAGTTTTGAAAAGTTAATAATATGCTGGTTTGAATGAGATGACCAGAAAATGCTGGAGAC